GGTCCTACAGGACCACACAGTTGGTACTCGGTTAGTCTAGTAGTACCATGAATGCTTTTGCATTCAGTCTACTGAACTTAGACAATTTCTTTTGCATTGCATTGTAATCCTCATCGAACTCTGCTTGCTTGATCTCAATGTATAACTTGTGTTCTGTTGGTGTTAACATCGTTGACTCATTCGAGTAAGGGTTAGTTGCTTTGATCATTGTGTCCATGTGTATTTCTCCTGTATGTTTGTTATAGCCTATCCTATCATTAATAGGATAGGCTGTCAAGTGTTATCTCTTGGACCAAGAGAATTTATGTATGCCCTCATAGTAACCGTTATCAACTAAGTACTTGTATAAGTTATTCTTAGTCTTAGGCGCTTTCTTATCATTGATAAAATTAAGCACAGCTTTTGCAAACGATGTAAAGCCTGTAACTCTTGGATTGCACGCCAACATACCCGTACATACTTGGTTCTCTAATGCATGTAGTAATTGTTCTTGTTGGAATGTGTAGCCTGTTTCCATTATTGTTTCTGCTATTGTTGTCATATTATTTCCTCGCTTTCATTTACTATCTTATACTATCCTACATCATTGTCAACTGTTACTATCTTTGTTTCCATATATGGATTGCCTCTCCAATCTGTTGTCTGTTCCCTAACTACATCAATAGGTGTTTCAAGAGCCTCGGTCCTTGGGTGTAATGCAATGACCTCTCTTACATATGTATTTGCAAAGTCATTGTAACAACCTTGACTACAGAAATAAGAATACATACTTGTTCTCTCTCCACTATTGTATTGGTGTTGTGCAACTTTCTTAGTCCTTAGGACCTTGCTGCCCTTGACACCTCTTATTCTATCTTGAGTGTGAGAGGTATGGCAACTTGGTCCATGACACCAAACAAAATTACTCATTACTTATCCCCCACTTCAACAAAGGTTGGTGGAGAATCAAAAAAATCATACTCCTTGTTTTCTGTCATTTGAAACCTAGCCAAGATTTTAGCATGGCTTTCTATTGCGTTCTCTAAAGTTTTAATTCTATCTTCTAAGAACTTTATTTTCTGTCGTTCAAATTGTTCAGCTTTGTTTTTACTGTGCAATTCAAAATGCTCATCTGTTAATTGTGTCATTAGTACCTCGTTTCTGTGTTAGTTACTGTCCATGTTTTTTTGGCAGTTCTGTATTCTTGTTTGTCCATGTCAAAGTATGTTATTAAACTATCTCCAATTTTGCTAGTCCAATATCTACAAAGTTCTGTCCACTTTGCATTTCTTGTTATGTGCTTACCATGTTTTTTTGCGTAGTAAGTAATCTTGAATTGTTTGTTTAGTTCCATTCTTTCCTCGCTTTCATTTGTTATTGGGAGAATATACCATATTCTCCCATACTTGTCAACTACTAATTTACTGTCTGCTGTTGTTGCATTCTAGCAAAAGCAATTTTTTCCTCTCTCGTTTGCTCTACTGTATCTTCTAAAAGACTAGCCAAGTTTTCTGGACTATAAACTGAAAGTGCCATTGATGAACTCTCATTTAATATTCCCTCATTCAAAGCAATACCAAGTTTGTCAGCAAGTGATTTAGCTTGGTCAAAGTATCTGTAAGATTTTAAACCAAGTTTTAGTTTTTCCATTTTACCATTAACGTGTTCATACAGTTGTTCATGTGCCATGATAACTTGTTCTCTTAAACTGCTATACATTTTAAACATTTCAAAAGTTTCTTGGTCTACTGCAAACATTCTACTATGACAATAAGATGAACCAATCGTTGTAAGTTGGAAATCTTTTTCCCACTCATCTTTGTATGACAATGTAGTTTTATTATCATTGCTACTATTCTCATGCCCTGTAAATTTATTTACTTGGCTTTCCATAGTATAATAACTTGGACTACGTTTGTCGTAGTTCTCTTTGATTGCTACATGAAAGTCTGGGTTTAGACCTTTTGCTTTAATCTCATCTCTATAATAAGACCTTGCAAATTTTTCTCCTAAACTAAACTTGACGTGTTCTTCATCAACAAGTTCTCTTGTATGACCCTCACTATCTGTTTCATTTCTTGGTGGTGCAGTAAAGTAAAAGCAGTTGTCATCATACAATGCACCCCCACTTGAACTGTATTTTTTTATCATACTTCTAATTGTATCTACATCTTCTTGTGGTTGGTGGTGTCTAACAACTGTTTCAGCTAGGACTTTCATTTTAGTTCTTGCCTCATTATAATCAGCTATTGATTTTTTGTGTAGTGCATACTTTGGACTGTTAAGTTCAAAGTGTGTTTGAAATACACCCTCAATAGATTTTCTTTTTTCTGTGTTTAGTGTCAATCGTTTCTCGGTCATGTTTCCTTTGGTTAAGTTATTATTTTGCATAAATAGTTTTTAGCACTTGACAGATTGATTGTCAAGTATTATATAGGAGAGGTTCCCTTTTGCTAATATACGGAATTAAAAAACTCAAATTAGCTGACTAGATTAGAAGTATAGACATGGTCATTAAATATGCAATGCTCAGATCAGTTGTGGTAAGCGAACTGCAACACCGGTATGACCACAACTGATCATTATTTGCTGGGCCAATAGTATGTCAGGAGGTAGGCTTCGGCCGTAAACTTCGGTGTTGTTGGTCCTGCTAATGATTTATCATTTGCTGGACCCATAAGCTAGGGGATATAAGTCGCAAGACTAAATTGGACTAGTAATGGGCCCTGCTAATGATAAAAAAAATAGAGCGGCAAGCGGCAAGCTTCAAGCAGCAAGCAACGCTTGACAGCTGGTATAAGATAATATAGGATGTATTTAGAAAGGATATATATGAGTGATGAATATAGCGGAGAGTCATTAGCTAGAATAGCTAATGCAATAGAAGAGATCCTTAGACTGGTTAAAGAGGACCAGGAGAGATCTAGAAAATACATGGAGAAACAAAAAGATGAGTAGACGGCCCGGACCACAGCTGCGGAGGATCTTAACGATCCACGCGGCCTGGCTGGTGGCCTCCGGTTATCCGGAGCCACAAGCAGCAAGCTGCAAGCGTCAAGCGACAAGCTACAAGCAACGAGCGGCAAGCTTGACAAAGTTTAGAAATAGGATTATATAAGATATAGAAAGCGAGGAATCAATGAATACTAAAGAAGCAATAGCAATAACTCACACACTATCAAAGCCCTCCAAGATGCCAGGGTTTGCAATTGGTATACCAGCTAAAGAATGCAAGACAGGAGCTAAGCTTAGAAAAATTAAGGGCTCAGTTTGTTTCGGCTGTTATGCATTAAAAGGGTGTTATGTTTTTCCAGATGTACAGGCAGCGCAATACAAGCGGCTGGCCGCTATCACTAACCCGTTATGGGTTGCAGCGATGGCCCATCTTATCAATTCAAAAAAATCTAAAGTCTTCAGGTGGCACGACTCAGGAGACATACAGGACGAAGCTCACCTGTTAAAAATTTTTGCTGTCTGTAAGTTAACGCCAACCGTTAAGCACTGGATGCCAACGCGGGAAGCCTGGACAAAATCATTCCTGCCGTTATGCCCTGATAACTTGGTGATCCGGTTCTCGATGCCGATGGTTGATCAGCCAGCAGCTGGCACCTGGACCAACACGTCAACGGTTGTAACTTCAGGCGCTACCTGTCCAGCTCCAGAGCAGGGCGGAAAATGTTTAGATTGCCGCGCATGTTGGAATAAAGATGTTAAAAATATTGCATATGGTAAACACTAGAATGGATTTTTTTAAGAACGGCACCGGCTGGTGCATAAGACATAATCCCGACAAGCAGCAAGCCACAAGCGTCAAGTCACACGCTCCAATTTTTAGGCGACAAGCAGCAAGCGTCAAGCTCCAAGCTGTTCAAGTTTTAAGCGACAAGCGTCAAGCTCCAAGCAGCAAGCGTCAAGCTTCAAGCCGCAAGCGACAAGCTCTTCTATTTGTTCACCCTCATAAAGTTTCAAGCAGCTAGAGGCGAGGTGCATGGCTAAGATGAAAGTATTCTTGGGGTGCTTCATATGGAAGGCTATTTGGTGTGGTGAGAAGCGAAGTTTATTACCTTTGGTTACCTTTAGCTCTACAGTAAACCATGTATCATTTTTGTTTATTCCCAACAGATCCGGCGTACCTAAACTGCTAGTATTTTCTATCTTTGTCCATCTAATTTGTGGTGTATTTTTCTTCCAATACTTCCACAATCCTGCCTCATTTTGAACCATATTTCAACGTAGTTGGTGCTTGCTATACTTTCTTTTTAATTGAACTCATTCTCCAACTTTCGCCAGTAGAAATTTCAAATACCAGTCTGTGAGATTCTCTTGCACCTATAACATTGTTCTCAAATAGTGTTATTGAGCTAATATCAAAGTGTCCGTCAGGCGATCTAAAATCTCCTTGTGGTAGTTTAACTTGTACTCTAGCGCTTTGACATGTTGGTGATTTTAAAAACCTATCCAGCTGTTTAGCTAATTCTTTCGCATTTATCATGAGTTGACTTTTACTCTATGTTACGGTATCTGTCAATGTAAGGGTGATTACTTTGAGCGAAATTCATTGATAAACACCTTTTTATATTATGGGTGTACCAAAAAAACTAACAGAAATGCAAATTAAATTTGCTCATGAACTTGTGACTAATGAAGGTCGTAAGTATGCTTATGAATGTGCAATAGAAGCTGGGTACGAGAAAGATAGAGCAAGAGTGACAGCATCAGAATTACAAAATCCAAAAAAATATCCATTGGTAGTTAAATACCTTGGTGAGATCAGAGAAGAATACCAGAAAAAATATGATGTAACATACGGTAGACACATCACAGAATTAGGTAAGATTAGAGTAGAAGCATTAAAGAAAGGTGCTTGGTCAGCAGCCGTAAATGCAGAGGTGGCTAGAGGTAAAGCCGCAGGACTTTACATAGAACAAAAAATTATACGTACAGGTAAGTTAGATGACTTATCAGCAGAAGAACTAGAAGTAAGAATGAAAGATATTATAGATGAGTATTCACCTATACTAGAAGATGTAGATGTAGAAGATATTACCAAAGAAGTAAAAAAGAAAGTCAAAGAATCTAGACTTCCAAAACTAAAAAAACTTAATTAAGTTTCTTAATAGAAATAATAACTGATGTAGGTATGATAGTTGTATTGCCAATGTTATCAAACGTTGGTTTGTCTTTTGTTTTAATGTAGTCTGTAAATATTCTTGTGACACCTTTAGCTTGACTTAACAAGTAACCTCTTGATACACACGTTGGTAGTTGTTCTTTGTTTAATGACTTAGTGTCGGACCATCCAGCATCACCTTCAATGTCGGCCCATTCTATAACTACAAATGGATATGCATCAATCTGATTTCCTAAAGATTTTAAATTTAAAGGAATAATCTTTTTGTTTTTTACTCTTCGTTTTGTTTTTCTTTTCTTCATAGTGATACTTTGGATTATGTTTCTTGTGAAATATATCCCAAAACTCTTTCTCTGTCATCATATCAAATATCATTCCTAACATAAAAAAGTATTACACATTTGTTTCCACACTTTCAAACATTAAAAACCGTTGGTAATTGCAGCTCTCCACATTTTCCACATTTTGGCTTTTAAAAGTGTGGAGGATACTATTGTTGTATACCAACAAAAAAAGCTATTTTAAGCTCATTCCACAAATAAAGACCTAATTTACTTTCAGAGCTTTGCATGCTCAAAAACATTTTGAAAAGTGTGGAAACGTGGAAAACGCACTATTATCCTTATATACCAACGGTTCTATCCTCCACACTTTCGTTTTGAAACTGTGGAAAATGTGGAAAATTTCACTTTTATGCGGGTTTTTGCAACATTTTTCCACACTTTCAAATCTCTCAATTGTGGCCATTTTGTGATATTGCCTTATTTCTGCCTGATTGTGGTATTTATGCAACAGTCTGTGACTTAATTGCAACATAATATTCATCAATTTTTTGTAACCATTTCCATTTCCATTCTTTAAATTCTGATCCATTGACAATAAACCTTTGAAAATAATTATCTGGAGTACACATAAGTATAACTCCCTGCTCGATGCTCGTCCCGTAGACCTGGTCATGGGCTGTAGCATACGCTGCTAGCTGCAACTTATAATCTCCTATCCACTCGGCACGTTTAGGCTTGTTGGATTGCTTAAAGTCTATTATACTTTCACGTCCTTGATAAACTCCACACATGTCAGTTTGCCCTGCGTACAGGCCAGGATAAAATAAAGTCGTCTCCACACCCCACACTTCTTCCATGTCAGGTAATCCTTTTTCAATAATAGTATCTCCCATGCTTCTCGCTTCTCGTCCCAAGTCAGTGAGGTCTAGAACGTTGCCCCCCTTAACATAGTGCTCTAAATAGGTATGCATTGCTGTCCCTCTTAGTGCTGCAGTATTTTTT